TCATATTCAAATAATTCATTAAAGTGTTTTATTAAAAATTCAATCACAAACAAGCCCGTAGATTGTAATACTAATTTGCCTTTTTCAGCTCCAAACTCATTTTCTTCTATTTTTTTACTTATATTACCCCCGTCTAACACATAATTGCTGCATTTTATTTTAACACCGGGAACATCTTCCTTATTTACATAATTTTTATCTTGTATTCTACTGATAATAGAGGAATATGTGCTGGGACGACCTATGCCTTTTGTTTCTAATAACTGGATTAATTTAGATTCAGTATAATGCGGTTTTAAATCGACCATCTTCATATTACTACTGATTTTTTCATATTTTATTTCATCGGATGACGACACATCAAGCCGATTTAACATTTCATAATTTTCGTTTCGTGATTCAACACCATATACGGCACGCCAACCGTCAAATACAATTTGTTCTGTGATGTAAGTGTATTTTGTTTTAATAGGAGCCGTTATTGAAATTGTTAATTTATCGTATATGGCAGGGGACATACATGATGCCAACGCGTTTTTATAAATTAATAAATAAAGCCGGAGTTCCTTGTTTGTTATCTTTCCATTTATGGGGATAGATGTTCGCTCTGCACTAGTCGGTCGTATGGCTTCGTGCGCTTCTTGTGCTAAATCGTTTTTTGTGTTTTTAGCACTGCTTTTATTTGCTAAACTAAATATGGTTTTTGATATGTATTTTTCACCGTATTTATCGTGAATGTGGTTTTTTGCCGATTTTATAAATTCACTACTATATTTAAATGAATCAGTTCTCATATAAGTAATATAACCATTTTCATACAATCGTTGCGCACATGCCATAGTTACTTTTGGGCTAAATCCCAAATCGTTGCTGGACTTTTGCTGAAGTTTACTAGTTGTTAATGGTGTTGGCGATTGTTTAAATACCTTTTTCTCGTTTTTATCAAGTAATTCATGTTTAAATGATATGCTTTTCTCCAGAAAGTTATTTACATTACCCTCTGACTTAAATTGGTTATTTAACTCAAAAGGGAGAGATGTGTTTATTAAATTAAAATTGGCAACCGTATTGTATACACATTTACCAGTTTTATTCGATATTTCTTTATAATTATCATATACAAGTCGCAAGGCACTTGTTTGACACCTACCCGCAGACAATCCACTTTTACCGGAGATATTTTTCCATAACACAGGAGAAACCTTAAATCCCACCAATAAATCCAATACCTGCCGCGATTGTTGCGAATATATTTTATTTATGTTTAAATGCGTGGGATTATCCAACGCTTTTTTGATGGCTGGTTTGGTTATTTCATGAAATATGATCCGCTTTGTATGCTGTATAGATAAATTAAAAAGCATACATATATGCCATGCGATTGCTTCTCCTTCCCTATCGTCATCTGTCGCCAATATTACATCACTAGCCTTTTGAATGTTGGTTCTCAAACTATTAATATACTTTTTCTTTGAAAGCATAGAGCGATATGTAGGTTGAAATGTATTTCCAATGTCAATAGACTTTAACCCATCCATTTCTCTAATATGTCCATAACTAGCTATACACTTATAACCTACCCCCAAATAAGATTCTATTTTTTTACACTTTGCAGGTGATTCTACTATTACCAAAATCATATAATAATTATTTAATATAATTATTATATTATACACTTTAAATCATTTGTGAAATTTGTAATTGTAATCGTAATTTATTCTTTTTCGTTTTTACCACGAGAACTTCGTCTTAGTCTTAATCGAGTTAGTGCTTCTGCGCCAGCGGTTGTTTCTTGATCCACAGGAGTAAACTCTTCGTCTTCTTCTTCTGCGTCTTCTTCTTCTGCGGCTTCTTCGTCTTCTGCGTCTTCTTCTTCTGCGGCTTCTTCGTCTTCTGCGTCTTCTTCTTCTGCTTCTTCGTCTTCTGCTTCTTCGTCTTCTGCGTCTTCGTCTTCTGCTTCTTCGTCTTCGTCTTCTTCTTCTTCTTCGTCTTCGTCTGCGTCTTCTTCTGCGTCTTCTTCTTCATCATTACTTGAAGTTAAATCTATTGGATTTTCATAACTACCTCCTTCTACTAATTCACTAGCATACGCGGTTGGAATTGGTCTAGATGTAGATATATTATCTAAATAATCGAAAACCAAGTCACCACCATAACTACCTCCTCTGTATAAAAAATAAACAATACCAGCAAATTCAACATAACTCCAAGCAGCATAAGGCTTCCACATTAATCCAATAAAATTCTCAAATAAACTTCCCCCAAGCATACATGTCAAAAGAGCAAATGTTTGGTTAATTTTATAACGATCAGCTCTATCATAACAATTTACATTTTCATGATATACTTTTTCAAAACCATTTTTTAAATATATAACATTTTTGTTCGCAGTTTGCACGATCTTTTTCAATTCCATAATACTTTATTAAACCAAAACCTTTTTAAATTAATTTATTATAATATTTATAAAATATTTATAAAATATCATAACATAACTATAGTTCAGACGACGACGGATGCGATTGGGCGTTAGATGACGATTTAAAGTCGCTCCATGATACGTTGTTTGATTTTCTATATTTATGTTTTTTACTATTTCGCTTTTTGTCTTCTCGTAAAGCACTGTCAATATACAACTCCTTTAAGATTTGACCAACCTTTACCGATCCTTCGTGCTGATCTAATTTACCATCTTCGATTTCCTTTAAAATACTAACAAAGTTAAATAAAATAGACAAATCTAAATCGTCTTTCACCAATTTATTATATAAATTTGTATAGTTTTCATACAAAAAAGCACATTGAGTTCTACACATCTTTGAAAATGTCTCGGGTGATAATCGGCTATACTTTTTCTTTAAATTTAAATATGTTTCCACTTGCTTTTTGATTTTTTCACTATGCTTTAACTTTCTTATTTTTCCAGTGGTTTCTTCTGGCTTAAATTCGTTAATCATACTTTTTAATTTTAATCGTCCATCTTCATCCATTTTATAATTAATATACTAAATAATAATTTTTATTGTTTATATTATTTTACGCGTTAATTATATAATGGTTGTAAAAATGAAAATTAAATATGTTAAAAGTAAAAAGCGTAACCAAGCAACAAAGAAAACACAAAAAAAATCAAAAAAAGTCGGTAAATCCATGAAAAACAAGAATGGTATGAAAAGAAAAAAAGGTATTAATACCAGTAACCATAAAACAATGAAAAACAGAATACATTTAAAACATATACCCAAGCGAAAATTATCACAAACACTTAAAAAAGCAAGGAAAAAAATACAAAAACAACTTAAAAAACTATACTTAAAAGGCGGTAGTAAAGGCGGGGGAGTCTTGGAAGGGATGGAGTTGTCACAACATGCAGGACAAACCGGAGCTAGCATGAACGCTTTGGGAAACGCAATGATTGTCGGTGGAGAAGCCGGTGAATTAAATGTAGTAAAAGCAAAAGTATTGGAATAATTATTTAAGGTTGATTTTAATAAATTTAAAATATTAAAATCAAAACATAATTTATTATGGAAGTTATCCAGGGTTTAAGAAGTGCTAATATGATTAAAAAGGCGGTTGTTAAATCGCCAACACAAAATAGCGATGTATATACGGCCATACTTATTATTGTTGCTTTTATTGTATTATATATTTCCTCATTTTTAGCAATAGGGTTGAAAAAAATTAAAGATAATTGGGACGAATACAAATGTAGTCCCATCGCGATGCCGTTTGCCGGTTATTTAGGATACGATTCAATAGAAAATTTTGCTTTTTGCATTGGAAAAATTCAATCTGCATTAATGAATACATTTTTAAAACCGGTTTTCAATAATTTAGATGTATTAGGTGATGTTGCCGGTGGCATATTAAGTGCTGTTAGTTCATTAACCGTTATTATGGCAAACATGACCAAAGGATTTGGTATGGCAGGAGGAGATATAATAAATATTTTTAAAGGTATCATGGCGAAAATGCAGTTTTTTATTGTTAATATGAAAGATGTATTTTATAAATTTGCCGGAACAATGGTTGTAATAACCAATATGATACAATCCGGAGCTTCAACTGGAACTAGTCTTTGGAGAGGCCCAATTGGACAAACCATTCGATTATTGTGCTTTTCACCCGATACACCAGTAACTATGAATGATGGTTCAGTAAAGAAAATGAAAAATATTAAGATTGGTGAAAAAATTAAAGGGGGCATCGATGTTGTTGCTACTTTAAAAATTAAAGGCGGTGAAGAACATCGTTTTTATAAAATATGGAGTAAACAACTAAATGCGGACATTTTGGTTACAGGAAGTCATAAAATTGTTGACCCTAGCACAGGTGATTTAATACCCGTCCAATTCTTCGATTTAGCAGAAAAAACGGATATGTATAGTGATACATTATCTTGTCTGGTCACCTCTACTCACATCATTCCAGTGGGAGAATATAAATTTTGGGATTGGGAAGATTAATGTAGTGGTTTAAATATTTCTTTAAATAGAATGCGAAAATCATATTATTATCCATTTTATATATAAGATGAACGATACTTTTATTTTAAATGTAAATAAATTATACAGAAATAAGACATATTTAGAAAAATACGGGAGTTCTGTATCTATAACAGTTATAGTTATAATCGCATTTTTACTTGTATTTTCATATTTTAATATAAAGTCAAATATAAATGAATTAAAAGATGATTGGAATAATATAAGATGTCGTCCGGGCATAATACCGTTTGCTGGAATGATTAATAAAGACCCAAACGATACCGTATTTGAAAGTACTAGTAAAAACTTTTCAGTATGCACAAATCTAATTTTGAAATCAATTGTTGATGTATTTACAAAACCCATCATTAGCACCATTGAAAGTTTAACCTCCGGATTACAAAAAATAGCAGCTTCTGGAGGAGGGCTTCAAACTTTAGCCGCAAATATAATTGCAAAAATGAGAGTATTAATGGAGTATTTTATCAGCCGTATCGGTAGTGTTATTATTCCCATACAGAAAATGTATATTAATATGAAAGATGTTTTAAATAAAATGAATGCCGTCATTATCACTTTGTTGCACGCGTTGGTTGCCAAGTTTTCCGCACTAAGAGCATTTATCGGAAGTTTTATGGATCTTATTATTGCGGGAATGATTGCGGCGTCGGCTATGATTGTAGGATTGTGGATTTTACCATTTACTTGGCCTATTGCTATTTCGGCTACCATATTTTATATTGCAATTATGACCTTGATGATTATTATAAAAGTAAACATGTCGAATGCATTACTTATAAGCGTGGGAAATATACCGTCTAAACCCGGTAAACCTTCGAATTGTTTTCATAAAGATACTAAAATCGACACGGTAAATGGATCGGTTGCTATATCGAAATTGGTTCCCGGAGATGTTTTATTAAATAACGATGTTGTCACCAGCGTATTTAAAACAAGTGCGGTGGGTAATACGATGTATAATTTAAATGGGGTTATTGTAACTGAAAATCATACTGTTTATAATCCATCAATTGGCTGGATTCATGTTGAAAATGATCCACGAGCGGTTCGTTTAAATGAAAAAGAAGACTTGGTGTATTGTATTAACACCAATTCCAAAAAAATAGAAATAAATGATACGGTTTTTATGGATTGGGATGAAGTGACGATTAGTGAAATATTAACGCTTAAAAATAAAAAATACATTTACACCAAAAAAGACATCAATACATACTTAAATAGTGGTTTCTTTGAAAATACTGTAATTGAATTGGAAAATGGTGAGAAAAAATATATTCAAGATATCGAAGTGGGAGAGATATTGAAAAACGGAGTGGTTGTTACTGGAGTCGTTCAATCACTGGACAATAAAAATACATTTAACTATTTTAATGATACGCTTGATTTAAAAGGTAATAATATAATATTTGAGAAATCTGATTTAGCAAAATATCATAAAACGCATATTAAGCACAGCAAACATGAAAATAAATTGTATCACATTTTAACAGATAAAAATATGTTTTATGTAGATGGTGTTAAAATATATGATTTTAATGCTTGTTTAGAATATTTTTTAAATAATTAAGCGGTTGAACACAATAAGTAATTTACTATGAAAAAATTAAAATAAATTTTAAATATTATCTATTTAATATTTATATGAGTAATATTTCAATCACTCTTAACCTTAATATCATCAATTTGTTAATAATAATACTTGTTGCTGGATTTATTATAAGCAACACATGCATAAGTTGTATTAACAAGGAAGGTATGTCTAACTTATTGTATAGCACATCAAATGGTGTTCACAATGATAAATACCAAAAAGTATATGAACCTGGTGAAAATTATGAAAAAGTAAGTGTTCCAATGGAAGAAGGACAATTGTTTTACTATGGTAATAATGATTTTAAACCGGAATGTTGCAATCATTCTACTGTTAGTGGAACGGGTGGATGTGCCTGTGAAACTGCGGAGCAGAAATCTTATTTAGCATCTAGAGCCGGTAACAAAGCGGTGACGGCGTGGGATACTGAATTTTAATTGTATTTAATATTATTTAAGTTATTAATAACTAATATTAAATAATTCATTTATATATATTATATATATAAATGAATAATACAAATCTTAAATTTAAAGATATATTATACCATATACTTGATAATGGAGATATTGGTAATGGATGGAAATATGTAGAAGTAGTAGATAAAAAAGGTGGGTTTTCTCTCCCAAAATGTTTGTATTATAAGGGTGAATCCATGAAAAATTTGTTGGAATATTCCGATTATATTAATCATTTGGATACAGGCAAAGGATTTATTAATGATTTTGTAAAAGATATATTTAGAGAATGCTATCCCGGTAGCACCAACCCCATTTGTAAAATAAAAGAAAATGTAATGATGAGAGGTGGTGGGGGTGGTAATAGTAAAGTTGCAGCACCCGCAGAAGAAGCAGATACAACTGGAGAAGGAGACGAAGGCCAAACAGCAGGCCCAAGAGAAACCGATGGTACACCTGTAAGTACAGGAGTAGGAGGACCGACAGAAGTAAAAGAAGAAGGAGGAGAAGGAGACGAAGGCCAAACAGCAGGTCCAAGAGAAACCGATGGTACACCTGTAAGTACAGGAGTAGGAGGACCGACAGAAGTAAAAGAAGAAGGAGGAGAAGGAGACGAAGGCCAAACAGCAGGTCCAAGAGAAACCGAT